GGAGAACAGAGAATATGATACTTGAATCTGGTGAATTAAATATTCAAAATGAAATTGAAAAGATAATTAAAAAGAAGAATTGTTCTTATATGGATGCAGTTTTACAAATTTGTGAATTGCACAATATAGATCCTTCTTATATTGCCAAGCATTTGTCAAAACCAATTGTTGAAAAGATTAAAGCCGAAGCACAGTCATTAAACTTCCTGCCCAAATCTTCTCGACTTCCTATTTGACTTTGCTACATACTACGGTTATAATACTTCGTATATCTGTCACACTTTAATACTTCGTACACGAAAGGATACAAATGTCATTTAAAGATTTAAAGAAGAAGTCCACCGATCTGTCAAAGATCACCCAAGAGTTGGATAAGTTGAACAAGGGTGGAGCAGAGTCGTATAAGGACGACCGGTTCTGGAAGCCTGAACTGGATCAAGCATCAAATGGTTTTGCAGTAATTCGATTCCTGCCGGTCGTTGACGGCGAGGATGTTCCTTGGGCGCGCGTGTTTAGTCACGGGTTCCAAGGCAAGGGTGGATGGTTCATTGAGAACTGCCCAACGACTCTGGGTAAGAAGTGCCCAGTGTGTGAAGCAAACAATGAACTTTGGAACAGCGGTATTGAGGACGACAAGACTGTTGCGCGTGATCGTAAGCGCAAGTTGAGTTATGTTGCTAATGTGTATGTTGTTTCAGATCCAAAGCATCCCGAGAATGAGGGTAAGGTGTTTCTTTTCAAGTTCGGTAAGAAGATCTTTGATAAGATCATGGAGAAGATTCAACCCGAATTCCCAGATGATTCTCCTGTCAATGTATTTGATTTTTGGCAAGGTGCAAACTTTAAGTTGAAGATTCGCAAGGTTGCGGGTTATATCAACTACGACAAGAGTGAATTTGAAGAGCCAACTCCGCTTCTTGGTGGGGATGATGCAAAGTTGGAAGCACTTTGGAAGAAGCAGTATGCTCTTAAGGAGTTTACTAATCCGGAGAACTTCAAGTCTTATGACGAACTAAAGTCCAAGATGGAATCAGTTCTAAAGGGTGGCACTGAAGGTAAGGCAAAGACTGCTGAGGAAATGGAAGAGATTGAGGATGCAGAACAACGTTTTGGTTCTGGTCCTAAGTCAAAACCCGCCCCAAAGATGCCAGAAAAGAAGTCTAAGATGGAAGACGACGGAGAGGAAGAGGATGCTCTTTCCTACTTTGAGAAGTTGGCCAAGGAAGACTAAAAACTTTATAATTAGGGTGTGATTTGGAGAAGACGGTGTAACAACCGTCTTTTCTTTTTAACTATTAATACCCATTCTGGCACCATGTGCATCAGCAGATAACATAGCATTCAGAACACTTTCAGAAGGTTGACTAAATGGCATACTGGTTTCTACACTACCAGAACCACCGCCGGCAACAGTATTATAGTAATAATTGTTTACTATAGTTGGTTGTGTTGTTTTTTGTTGTGGTAATTGTTGTTGGGGTGAATATTGAGCCAATATATCTGCATCTTCTTTATCATAAATCCAATCAAAACCAGCATCTCTTGTCATAGTATACATTTTAATTTGTTCATCCGATGGTTGATTAGATGATTGCAATTGTGCAGCATCAGATGTCATAGAACTGGACGAAATTGGTGAAGTAATTGGTTCCGGAATAGAAGCAACAGAAGAAGCAAATCCTTCAGGTGTTGGTATGTTTGTTGGAGCTCCAACTGTAGCAGAACTCATCATTGATGCTGCGGGTGAAGTTGCCGCTGTCGATGCAATACCGGATGCTTGTTGTTCTTTTTTACTAATTGCTTCATTATTTTTTTGTATTTCACTTTCAATTTCTTTGGCTTTAGAATTGTCTCCCATATAAAACGATTCAAAAATGTATTCGCCCAAACCCTTAGCAGGCGACCATCCAGTTAACCATTCTGTACCCCAATCTAATGCTCCGATAGTAGAACCAACAACTCCTCCAGCCAATGTTCCAACACCCGGAAAAACTGAACCTAAAATTGCGCCTATTGTTGGATAGCCCAAACTTCTTACAATTTCTACCCAGTGTTCTTTTCCTTGTTGTTCAAATTCCTCATCGGATATTTGTTTTGTTTCACGTTGATTTAGTAGGTTTACAAATTCATTAATAGAATATGCACCAATACCAGCATCTATTAATAAAGATATTGGTCCTAAAAATCTAGAAAGTCCTCTTGAACCCGCTTTTGCTGCTACCTCAGCCCCTTCTGTGGCAACTTTTGCAGCACTTGCGCCTCCTTTTGCTGCTACCTCAGCCCCTTCTGTGGCAACTTTTGCAGCACTTGCGCCTCCTTTTGCTGCTACCTCAGCCCCTTCTGTGGCAACTTTTGCAGCATCTGTGCCCATTTCTGCTGCGATTCCCGTACCAGTATAACGCAAATCTTTGCCAATATTTAACATGTCTTTTACTTTTGATGCAGCAGTTACTGCAACACCGCCAGTTTTTGCCGATGCACCGGCTGCTTTTGCAGTCTTTGCTGCTGCAATTTCCGCCTTAACTGAAGCGGGCACTAATTTATTTAATACTGGTATTTTATTTAATATTGCATATATTGGTTTTAATAATTTTCCAAATTTTGCCAGCAACAATCCACTAATTGCTCCTTTGAGCATATCTCCAAAACCACCAGCATCATTAGATTTACCTGTTAATTTTTTAAGTAAATCTGTAATTTCATCTAATTTTTCAATTAATGCATATTTAAAATCTTCATCTGCTAAACTTTTTTCTCGTCTTGCTTCGGCAGTTTCTCCAAACTGAGGTATGCCTTGTATTTTTTCTGCTGTAATTTTTTGTTGTTTAGGAGAAGTAAATGTAGTTAATTGTTCTACTTTTTTGAATGCATTTATTGCGGCTTGTTGAATAGATTTTATTATTCTTTTTGAAAAATCTATAAAACTTTTAAATAAACCAAATCCCATTTTATCAAATGAACTAAATGTATTATTTGTTATTGTTGATTTATTTACAACATTAGCAAATGGATCGTCAAAACTGTCTCTTTCTCTTTTTGCAATTCTTTTTCTTCTTTGGGATGTTGGGTTATTTCTTGAACTTATTTTTTTAAAAGCAGAAGATAACCCTCCGGTTAAATTCATACCAGCGGTAGCAACTTTATTAAACACCCCAGCCTTTGTTTGACTGGGTGCGCTTTCTTCCATATATTTTGCTGCTAATGTTCCTAAAGTTGACATTATTTTTTACGCTTTCGTGCTGCTTCTTCTCTTTTTTTATTTAGTTCTTCCATGTGTTTAATTAACATATTGATGTAAATTGTTCTTTCCCACGGCATCATGTTTTCCAATTCTGTAAGGCTGTATTTGTGTTCTTGTATCATTATAAAGTTTACTTTATAAAAATTAGCAAGATCTTCACCGGACAGCCCTATCAAAAAAAATCCATGAATTTGTCAATTACTACCTTTACTTTCTTATTTGTATAGGGTGATAATTCTTCTGCTTCATAATAAATGCTTGGCATACTCTCAAAAAACTTGCCTAGTTTTTCATACATTTCTTGTGTAAATTGATCCAAGAATTCTTGCATTTCAGCTTGAGTGTAATCTTTAGCGTCATACACTGTTTCTTTATCGTAAATTTTTTCTATGCAACTTGCCAAAACACTAAATCCGTTTTCCATTAATGTTTTACTTTGATCCATCAATAAAATAGTTTCTACGTTTGGATATTTCATTTGTATTGCTAAATCGCTACCAAACTTTATAAGACTTTCGTGTTTTTGATTTTTCTTAATTGTAACTTTTGATAGATTTATATCAACTTCAAATTTTTTCTTTACTTCAGGATCGGTTACATTAACTTTTATAACTTCACCTATTGATTTTTCTCTTAATTTTAGAAACAAATATTCAACATCAAATGATGGCATTTTTCGTATTTCAAGTTCCTCAAGAACACAATTTGAAATTACTTGCTCCAAAGAATTTAAAATAACTTTGTTATCGGCAGATTCTGCTGCCATTAATAAGATTTTTTCTTCTTTTACTAAAAAAGGTCTATATTTGATTTTTTTACCATTAGATGGTAATGTAGTTTCGTATATTGGTGTGTCAATCTTTGGTAGTGGCATAATTAATCTCCATTATGAATATTCACGGACTTTGTTTTCCTTGTTTGTATTCAAAGTCTTGATATGTAAAAGTTAATGATTGTGTAACGTAACTGTCCCGATCTTCATGAGCGTAGTTTACTGTTCCAATTTCAGTTATAAGTGCTCTATAAAATTCAAATCTAAATTGTTCTGAATTGTTTGCAATAGAATATGAAATAAAATTGAATTGTCCTAGCATTTCATCCAAATAGACAGACGTATAACCCAAAGAAGGTTTTACTAATTCTTCCATGTATAAATTAAGTTGTCTTAATAAAGTTCCTGTTCTATCTACTCTAAAATTAACAGTAATTGTTTGTGCCGGTAATCTTGCATATGGAACTTTAATTATTGGAAAAGTATTGTATTGGTAATCTACAGTTCCTACAGTTAAAGAAGGAACGTCCACGCTAACAACTTGAAATTGTCTATTTTGATCAATATTTCTAAAATTACTTAGTTCAATTGCAAATCTATTTGCTCTGACACCGCCACCATAAGATGGATTTGTTAATAATTCTAGTGCTTCTTGTGGGTTTACTTTAGCGGGCATTTTTATTTACTTCTGTTCTGATTTCTGTATATAACTTTGCTGGAGATATTCCTTTAAATACTGGTAAAAATGCTAAATAGGACCATTCTTCGGGCGTTGTTAGTTTTGGTTTACCAACAATGTTTTTAATATTGTAACGATTAATAGCAGTTCCAGTATATTTAGCAAAGATTTTTTTATTTAATAAAGAGAATATTTTTACTCTAGTTTTTTGTAGATTGGTTTCTTTTTGATTAAAAAGCAAAGAATTCATTAATAATACTAATTTAATACGATCATTGGGTGGAACATAATGTAAGTTTAATCCAATGATGTGTGATCCTGTTATTTCTAAAACTATAACCAAAGGATATCTGTCATAAAACTTAGTCTTACTTGATGGTTTGTATTTAAAAACAAGTACTTGACCCCTTAATCTCTTAATAAGATTTCTGTGTTTTTCTTTAAGAAGAGGTTCGTAATTTGTTGGATTTGCTGATTTTGATTTAGTTATGTCTCTCATAGACTTTCTAAACCACTGTACAGCAGTTAACTCATTATTCGTTAATTTCTGATTCGTCTGGTTCTTTTCCACCAAATAACTCTTTTTCTGTTATTATTTTAAATTTCCAGTTTCTTTTAGATGCATATTGTTCGGCAAATGCCCATTTTGATTTATTTATTTCCCATTCTACTATTTCTTGTAAATAACCTTTTGTTATTTTTTTCTTTTTAATTGGTTCTTTGCACTTCCTGTGTGGTTTTATCTCAACCATGTATGTTTGTACAGAACCGTTTTTTTCTTTAACTTCTATTATAAAATCTACAAAATATCGATGATATTTTTTATCAACGGGAGAAATATAAGGAATTGATAGTTCTTCGGATGACCATCTTATGATGTTATCCGTATTATCACAAAAAACCATAAACTTTCGTTCCCAGAGAGAACGATATACTATATTAGTAGAATCTCCGTTATACTTTGACGGATTCTTTGGCCTATATTTACCTTTATATGACATACATAGTATGTAGAAAAGGATAATTATATGGGAAAAATAGTAAACTTATTACCACCCAGACCTAATGCTTCTGAAGTTATTTTATATTCTTACCTCAAAGTATTAGGTCCGACAGACTATCAATTACAAAGCGCCATAGGGCAAGGTGGTTATATTTTACCATTACCAAAAGAACTGAACGATACTTTTCCACAAGAATGGCAACAAAAAGAACTTGGTGCAGATTTTATATCCGGATTAATTGGGGGCGGTTCAACGGGTTCTGGAGTTGGTTCAACCGGAAGTCTTGCAAGCAGTG